GATGGTTCGACCAGCGCCAGTGTGGCTGCACTGTCACAGCAGTCATCACTTGTTCAAGGCCAAGACGGTCTGTCGGTAGCTGAGCCGCAAGAATTCCGCAGCGATCTGGCGGAGCCAATTCTAACACTTTTGCCACCAGCCGCATCCGCCTCGGCAGCTAGCACAGCCGGGTCTAGCGCTCCAGCACAGAGCCCGATTGACATTCTACGCGCTGAGCAAGCTGCTGAGACAGAGCGAATCGCCGCAATTAGACGCATGTGTGGGGGACGCCAGCCACAGATCGAAGCCAGAGCTATCCGAGAAGGTTGGACCGAGCAGCGCACCGAGCTAGAGTTACTTCGTATCCAGCGTCCAGAGGTCGCCGCCATTCACGTTGCCGACAACCTGGTAACGGCCGAAGTCTTGGAAGCTGCCTGTTGTATTTCAGCAGGCCTGGATGCTCCCAGCAACGCCAGCCCACAGGCTCTGGATCTGGCTCATCGTCGTTTCCGAGGAGGCATTGGACTTCAGGAACTCTTACTTGAGGCAGCTTGGGCCAATGGCTACACCGGTCGCAACTTCCGAGACAGCCGCAGTGTACTGCGGTGTGCGTTTGGTCGGTCGGTGGAAGCGGCCGGCTTTTCCAACATCGACATCGGTGGCATCCTGTCCAACGTGGCCAATAAATTCCTGCTGGCAGGCTTCTTTAGCGTCGAGCGCACCTGGCGTAACATCTGTGCGGTTCGCAATGTGAGCGATTTTAAGACGGTCACCAGTTACCGACTGGTTGGCAAGGATCAGTATGAACTGGTCGCTCCGGGTGGCGAGATCAAGCATGGAACGCTGGGTAATGAGAATTACACCAACAAGGCCGATACCTACGGTCTGATGCTGTCGATCGACCGGCGTGACATCATCAATGATGACTTGGGAGCGATCACAACAGTACCTCAGAAGCTGGGGCGTGGTTCGGGTCTGAAGATCAACGATGTCTTCTGGACGGCTTTTCACAATAACGCCTCCTTCTTCACCGTTGGCAACAAGAATTTTCTCTCAGGAGCAGACACGGCTCTATCGATCGATGGTTTGACCAAAGCCGAAGTGGGTTTCATGGATCAGACCGATGCCGATGGTAAGCCCATTGGCATCATGCCCACCATCATGCTGGTTCCGACAGCTCTATCGGCCATCGGTGCGCAGCTCTTTAAGTCGTTAGAACTGCGCGATACTACGCCCAGTGCCAAATTCCCCATCGCCAACCCGCACCAGGGCAAGTTCCGAGTCGAGGTCAGCCGGTATCTTTCCAACGCAAGTTACACAGGCAACTCATCCAAAGCCTGGTACCTGCTGGCAGAGCCCGGCGACCTGCCAGTGATCGAGGTCGCTTTCCTCAACGGTCAGGAAGCTCCGACCATCGAAACGGCAGAAGCCGATTTCAACGTGCTGGGTGTGCAGATGCGTGGTTACCACGATTTCGGATGCGCCATGCAGGATCCTCGTGGCGGGATCAAAGCGAAGGGAGAAGCATGATGGTTCCCTCAGTTAGGGATTATTGCCATTGGAAGGATATTCCCGAATTTCCAGACTATCAGGCAAGCACGCTGGGGGAGATTCGGAGCCGAAAATCCGGCCAGTGGAAACCTATTCAAGCCACACTGCACACGCGGACTGGCTATTTGGCCGTCAGCTTGCGGGTCAATCGGAAGTACGTGACCCGCAGCGTCCACCGTCTTGTTGCGCTCGCATTTAACGGACCGGCTGAAGGTCGAGATGTGAACCACATCAACGGTAACAAACGAGACAACCGGCTTGCAAATATCGAGTACCTCAGTCGAGGCGATAACCATCGACACGCTTATCGAAATCGATTGCGTGAACCTGTTGGGAAAAAGCTCTCCGACGACCAGGTACGGGAGATTGCCGCTCTTCAAGGTGTCGTGTCGCAAAAGGAAATTGCCCACGCATTTGGAGTGAGCCCGGCTACTGTGGGATTTATTCATACGCGAAAGCGGCACCGCATAGTGCTGCAGTCATAGGAGAACCAACCAATCATGAAAGCAATTCGATTAGATGCCGGCCAGCTCGTTGACTATACGCCACCAGCCAACGTGGCGGCCGGTGATGTGGTAGTGCAGGGGGGACTGGTGGGTGTTGCCACCAGTCCGATTCAAGCCAATCAGCTAGGCTCGCTGGCTGTGACCGGTGAGTTCGACATTCTCAAAGCAGCCGTGGCCATCACGGCCGGCGCGCTGGTTTACTGGGACGCCGCAGCGCAGGTGGCTACCAACGTGGTTGCCACTAACACACTGATGGGCCGAGCTGTACGACTGGCTGCCCTAGGTGATGCCCGAGTCCGTGTGCTGCTGACACCGTAGTTCACGGCATCAAAAACCCATTTTCAGATTCTCTCAAGGTCACCAAGTTTCAATCCAGTTACATTCGAAAAAGGAGTTTTCCCCCATGATCACCCGTTACAACTGTCTATTCATCGCCCGAGTCAGCCTGTCGCTGGCGACACTCATGGCACTAGCAGCCATTGGATCGGCACAAGTGAGCTGCCCCATCGGTGGCTGCCCTGTAGACCCGATCACTACCCAAGACGTCCAGTCTGGTACACCGATTCAGGCCGATAGCCCCCAGGTGCGAGTTCGCATCAGCGGTAGCTGTGGCAGTGGCTTCATTGCCGGTGCCGATGCAACTGGAGCCTATGTGATCACCAACGCGCACGTAGTCGGTACACAGATCGGCCGAGAAGCGACTGTCGATGTAGTCTCTGACGGACAGCAGCGCTCACTGCGTGGCCGAGTCGCACTGGCCATGTACCATAGTCAGCGGCTGATCGATGCGGCTGTTGTTCGAGTTGATGGTCTGACTGCAAAGCGCTACCTACCCATGCTCAAGGAGCTGCCCAGTGGCGAGCCGTTTGAGACTCGTGGCGCACCGCGCTGTGTCTGGCCTTTGGTGACTAAGCCTTTTGACCGAGTGATCGTTTCGCCAAATAGTCCGCTGATTCGTGGACTTCCCGATGCCATTGGTGGTCAATCCGGCTCAGCCATTCACAATGCCAATGGTCAGGCCATCGCACTTCTGGCCTGGAGCTGGGGCGGCTACTGCGCCGGCCAGCAGACCCACTGGCTGTGGAAGGTGGCCACAGAGCGTAGTCTGACTAACATTCCCCTAAGACCAGTAGGACTGGATGAAGTCTCTGATACACCTGAAAACGCAGTTTTTTCTCGACCGGTAACTGAGGATGGTATTTTTGAGGATGACCATACTGATAACCAGCCCAATTTGACCCACACACCTGAGCAGCATGAAACAGGTGTTCCAGGTCTGGTTCGTCCAAACACCGAAGACGGCATCTTCAATCTGGTGGATAGTCGCCTGGCCGGTTTGCCCATTTGGTACACACCGGGTAGTCCCGATCCCGAGCCAGACCCTTGTCCGAACTGTCCTGAATGTCCCAAGTGCCCTGAGGTCTGTCCTCCCGACTACCATCAGCTTTCAGCCAAGGAATGGGAGCTGATTGAATTCCTCAGAGCCCAGCAGGATGAAGCTGGTCTAAGCGATCTACTGCGAGACATCGACTGGGTGAAGCTGGCCAAGCAGATCATCGAGATCATCAAGCTGTTCCAGTCGCTGCAGTAACCAGGAGAGCGGCTCAATGCATCTACTCGAGTGGGGACAACGCTGGCTTAACAATCAGCTCCAGCAATTTGCCTCGCGCGAGGTTGTTTACCAGCGGGGTGCCAGCACGCTCACCGTGCAGGCTACCGTGGGACGCACGCTGCTGAAGCTGGATGACGGCTATGGCGGCGTGCTTTTGCAGTGGACCGACCGAGACTTTTTAATTCGTGCCGAAGACCTGGTGATCAGCGGTCAAACGATATTACCACAACGTGGCGATACGATCCATGAAGTGCAGTCAGGTGTGACCTACACCTATGAAGTGCTGGCACCGGGCAAGGAGCCGGTGTGGAAGTGGTCTGACCTGTATCGATCACTGCTGAGGATTCATACCAAACAGATTCAGGTACAGCCATGACAGCCACCATAGTAACAATAGCCGAAGCGGTCGTAGAGCAGCTCAGCGCAGCCTCGTTCAGTCAGCCACTGGTGGCTGCCAGACACTACACACCTTCGTTTGAACTGTCAGAAATGTCGGAACTGAAAGTCAGCGTGGTGCCCAGGTCGGTCACCAGCAAAGCGCTGGATCGAGCCCGTGACAGTTTTGAATATCAGATTGATGTGGCTGTGCAGAAGCGAGTGGATGAGACACTTGCGGCGCTAGATGAGCTGATGCAGCTAGTTGAAGAGATCGCCGATCACCTGCGAACCAGCCCGCTGAATACTCTGCCTGAGGTACGCTGCATGGAAGTGGTCAACGCACCAATCTACTCCAGCGAACATTTACATGAGTTCCGGCAGTTCACCAGCCTTCTGACACTCACCTACCGCAAGTACCGTTAGCGCAAGCCTTAAGGAAACAAGCAATCATGAGTGGAATCAACGTTGGACCCTTTCCCATTCGCCCAGCAGCCACCTGGTTTTATGCAGCCCCAGTAGCAGGTGTGGCCGTGCTTGAGAGTGCCACACTGGTTCCAGCCGCTGGTCCTGGGCGTCGGCGTATGCTGACAGCGTTGCAATTCTCCATGACCGGCGATGGTTCAGCTACCATCGTCATCAAGACGGGCTCTACCGTTCTGCTGCGCATACCCATTTTGATCGGCTTTCCAGTATCCATGACACTGCCACAGCCACTTCAGTCGGCAGAGGACGAAGCGTTGACACTGGAAGTCGACGGGCAGGAAGGAATGGGATCAACAGCTGTATTCGTCAATGCACAGGGTTATACAGCATGACTGCGATAGCACGAGACAAAAAACAGTTCTTCTTCGACCGGCAGATCGTCATCAGCGCCGTTGGAGCGGCAACTGCCAAAAATATGTCTAGAGCGGGAGCCTTCATTCAGCGCGCCGCTCGCTCTTCCCTGAGACGCAGAAAGAGCGCCTCGGCTCCAGGCCAGCCACCCAGTGTACATACCAACGACCGTGTGGCCACGCTCAAGAACATCTGGTTCACCTTTGATCCTGCCGACTCCAGCGTGGTGGTCGGTCCGCTGAAGCTGGGTCGTTCGCGTTTGGTCGGCAGCAATCAGCCGACAGTACCAGCGCTACATGAGTATGGCGGCGTAGCCGTGGCGGGCAAGGGTAAGCGCAGGCGCAGAGCCCGCTATGCGGCCAGGCCCTTCATGGGACCAGCCATGATCAAAGAATTGCCCAAGTTCGAAGGACTGTGGGCCGACTCGGTGAAGTAACGATTATGGCTATAAGACTCGGAAAAGATGCCAGACTGTATCGTAACATCGCTTTAAGCGGCATGGCCGTGATGGTGCATGTCAGCAGCGTAAGGGACGTAACACTCGGGCTGGAAGCCGGAGAGGCCGATGCCACCACTCGTGGCAACAACGGCTGGCGAGCCACCATGGCTACTCTGAAGGATGCCAGCCTGGAGTTCGAAATGGTCTGGGACACAGCCGATGCCAATTTTACGGCCATTCGCAATGCGTTTTTAAGCAATACGCTGATCAAGCTGGCTGTGATGACTGATATGTGGGCTGAATCGTTCAATCATGGACTCTACGCTCACTGGATGATCACCGGGTTTACTCGCAATGAACCTCTGGAGGATGTCATCACTGTGAGCGTCACCGCCAAACCAACCTATTCGGTCAATCCACCGCTGTGGGTCGACGATGGAAATTTCGATTTAATCGACTGGTAATACCTTTGGACTTTATGGAGTCAACACGATGGCCGTCAAACTAGGCATGGATGCAAAGCTCAACCGCAACACGGGCAGCTTTGCTTCACCAACATGGAATCCGATCCCAAACGTCAAAGATCTGACACTCAGTCTGGAAACTGGTGAAGCTGATGCTACGACTCGAGGCAATAACGGCTGGCGAGCCACCGTGGCAACCTTGAAAGACGCCAGTCTGGAATTCGAGATGGTCTGGGACACGGAAGACGATGATTTTACGGCCATTCGTAACGCATTCCTCAACAACACGCCCGTCGAAATGGCTGTGCTGGATGGAGCCCACAATGTGGTTGGCTCCCAGGGGCTCCGGGCCAGCTTCATGGTCACCAGCTTTACTCGTAATGAACCACTCGAAGAGGCCATCACGGTGAGCGTTTCAATGAAGGTTACCTATTCGGCCAATGCCCCTGCTTGGATGACTGTTGTTTCATAAGGCTGAGCATAACCAATGAGAACATTTACTGACAATGCCGGGCGCACGTGGTTATTGGCAATCAACGTAGCATCGGTCAAGAGAGTTCGCGCACTGGTAGGCATCGATCTGTATAAGCTAATCGATGATGGACTGGAGCCACTAGCCAGGCTAGTGTCCGATCCGGTCGACCTGGCCGATGTGCTGTACTGCCTGGTGAGGGATGAGGCGGACGCAAAGCAGATCAGCGATGAAGATTTCGGAAGGTGTTTAGCCGGTGATGCCATCACAGCGGCAGCCGATGCCTTCGTGGAGGAGCTGATCGATTTTTTCCCAGAAGCCCGAGCGCGGGCAGCCCTGCGCAAAACCGTTCAAGCAGGCAAGCAGGTAAGGAACAAGGTTCTGGAGCATCTGGAAGCACAGGTTCAAACTCTGGACGTGGACTCCGCAGCCAACAAATTGATCAGCTCGTTTGGCAGCTTGCCGGAGTCCTCGGCATCGACCCAGGAGCGTTCACGCTTCGAGAACTCAGCGACATGGCCGACGCAGCCATCAGCGAGCGATGGAACCATACTGCCGCATTGATGGCGATGCTCGCTAACGTGCATCGCGATGCCAAAAAACACAAGGCATTCAGGCCGGCAGATTTTCATCCGCTGGCGCGTAAGTCGGATGGCAAGATCGAGAACGTGGGCGTGGATGTGCTAAAGATGTTAGTCAAGGAATAACAGACCATGACCACAGCCCGAGGGATCAGAGCCGGCGCAGCCTACGTC